CGAAGATCAGCGAGAACGTGGCCGAGGCGACACCGTTCGGCGCGGTGGTCAGCGTCCAGTTCTGGACGATGGCGTTTCCGGCCACGCTCATGCCCGACGCCCACACGACTTCGGCCGCGGTCAGCGAGCTGCCGTTCTTGAAGGCATTGACCACGGTGTCGTGGGATGCGTCGAAGAAAACCTCGATGTCGATCGACCCCTCGAGGAATCCCTGCTCGAAGGTGCGGTTCGACGCGCCGAGCGAGGTGGTGTCGATCGAGGCTCGCGACAGGTTGGCGACGGCGGTGCCGACGTCGGCGATGGTGACGCCGTTGACTCGGAACGATGCAAGGTTGGTGGGGCTAGGCATTGGTGTAGACCTCGAAGGTTGCGGTGCAGATGGCGGGCTCGGCTTCGTCGCCTTCGCCAAGGACAGGCTCGGCGAGAGTCGGCAGTCTCGTCTGGACGCTGCATCCCCCGGCGCCCGTCGCGCCGGTGGTCATGGCGGCGTCGATCAGCGCGGCGATGGTCTGGGCGGACGCCATCGTCTCCGCGATCGCCTCGACCGTCACCGAGAACCGCGTCAGCTTCGGCGTCGCGCCGATGCACAGCGGCTCTCCCTCGGCCACGTCGACCACCAGCGCGGGGAGAACCGATGCCTGCAATCGGCTTCCGGTGTATACACGGCCTCCGACGCCTGAGACGCCCGACAGCCATGACACGACGCTCGACTCGATCATGCGACCTCCTTGGCGTCGATGATCGCGACGCGGTCGCGGTTCTCGAGGTTGGAGATGCTGACGATCGCGAGGGTCTTGCCGCGGAACGTCAGGCGGTCGACGGCCGTGATCGATAGCCGCGCGATGTCCTGCCACCGGCAGCGGATCTCGGAGAAGCTCACGACGGCGACGCCGTCGGCGTAGACCTGTTCTGCGCCCTGGGACGGCCGCACGTCGCAGCGCAGGGATCCGACGTTGGTGTAGGTCGTGCTGCGTCGGCCGAGCGAGTCGACCGAGGTGCTCGCGCGCATGACCGTCGCCGGGTTCTTGAAGCGACCCGCCGAGATCATCGGATGTTGCTCCGAGTCGAGAGGTGGTCGAGGATGAAGTTCAGCGACAGCGGAACCGCGCTGATGCCGATGGGCTGCGCGGCCTCGGGATTGTTGTACCAGTGGCCGACGAGCGAGATGATCGCGTGGATGATCTCGTTCGGGAACTGGCCGTATCCGGCCTCGTAGGTCACGACGATGTTAGTGCCTTCCTTGATCCCGGGAGACTCGAGGAAGCGCAGCACCGGCATCGGGCCCTGCGACCTGTCGATCCAGTAGTCGGCCGTCGGCATCGTCACCGAGACCGAAGCCTCGTTGGTGTAGGCCACCGACGTGAGCGAGTTGAACGGGTACGCCGCGAGCACGGTGTCGGAGAACCGTGCGAGGTACATGGTTTCAGTCCGGGGACTGAGCGCGAGCTGGGTACGGCGCTCGATGAGCGACACCGCGGCGTCGCGCAGCCGGAGCAGCTCCGCGTCGTCGTCGGTGTAGTCGACCTTGAGGGCCGCCTTGATCTGTGCCAGCGTTGCCATAAAGGGGTAGGCCGGGTTCCCCCGGCCCACCCCCAAGAAAGGGAATCAGACGGTGATCGAGGCGAACGCCTCGGGCAGCATGATGTGGCTGTCCCAGCGCGTGTACAGGTAGAGGTTCGTCTGGTGCGTCGACGCCGCCGAGTACGGGTCGAGCAGCGAGGTGACCCCGGTGCGCTCGAAGAGCTCCATGTACTCGAAGTTGCCGACCACGGCCACGACGTGGCCGTTGGTGGTGTCGGTCGCGGTGTTGATGTAGGCGTTGAGGCGGTACGGGATGCCGTAGATCGTGCCGGGAACGCCGTCGGAAAGGCCGCCGGTTTCGCTCGGCTTCCAGACGTAGTCGGTCGAGTTCACCTTGATCTTGCGGATGTGCTGGATCAGGGAGTCGTGCATCACCCACGAGAACCGTGCGCCGCTGCGGTACTGCGGCGAGATGCGGTGGACGCAGTTGATGAGCATGTCGCCCGTGAGGTCGTCGCTCGCCGAGTTGCCCGCGCCGCCAGCGCCGATGTTCTCGATCTGCGTGATCGCGGCCGACTCGATGCCCTCGGGCTGAGAGCTGCCGGTGCCGACGGTGAGATACTCCTCCTGCGACAGTGCCATCGACATGGCGCACTTGTCGGCGACGTAGTTGAGGCCGCCGCCGATGCCGCCCTGCCCGATCGCGTCCTCGATGAACTCCTGCGACATCGTCACGCGGGTGGCGAACTTGTAGGGAACGACGCTGATAGCCGTCGAGAACGACGGGTCGGACGCGGTGATCGTGCCGCCTTCGGTGACGAGCGCCGTGGTCGGAAGCGCGTTCTCGACGGTGATCGTGCGCTTCGAGTCGATCGGCACCACGGTGCAGAGGCCGCGCATCACCGAAGCCTGGCGCATGCGCTCGACGATGCGGCGCTCCATGTCGGTCGGGATTCCGGCGCCGCTCGACGAAAGCGAGAGCGCGCGCATCTCGGCGGGGTTGCCGCTGATGAGCGAGTTGATCCATCGCTTCGCGTACTCGTCGCTCGACAGGCCGCCCTTCGGCGCGCGGGTGTCGAACTCGGCGCGCGACTCGAGCTCGGCGATCCGCTTCTGGGCGGCGCGGAGCTGCACGAGCCGCTCGGCCGCGTCGAGGTCGGCGTCGATCCGGGCGATCTTCTCGCGCTCCTCGCCGCTGCCGCGCTTGTTGATCTCGTGCGTCTCGGCGTCCTTCCTGGACGCGAACGCCTCGAGGGTCTTGCGGTACTCGTGGACGGTGCTCTCCAACTGGTTCAGCTGTTCCATGCCTTGATCCTCTCCAAGTGAAGCTTGAGCCGCGCTCGTGCGGCCTCCATTGCAGCCGCGTCAACGTGACGCAGGCTCGAGCTGGTCTGTGGGTATGCGGCGTCAACGACGATGCTGACTTCCACCAGCTTCGCCTGACGCACGGTGCGCTCGGTGCGCGCCTTGTTCCATTCGTCCTTCTCGACGTAGAAGCCGAAGCTCATCTCGCCGCTGAGGTCGCCGCGCTCGATCAGCGCGCGGACGTCGTTGCCGAGCGTCGTCTCGGGGAGCGACGCGACGTAGTGCAGCCCGTCGGTCTTGTCCATGAGGGCCAGCGTCTTGGCACGGGTGCGCGCGAGCGGCATCCTCGGGTCGTGGTTGTACAGCAGCTTGATGTCCTCACCGAGCGAACCGGCGAAGGCGCCGGGGGCGATCTGCTCCCGGAACGTCCTGCCGTACTCGGTGATCTCGCGGCTCTGCTGGTTGTAGACCGCGGCGACGCCGCGGAGCGTGCGCCCCTCGATCGACTGCTCGAGCGATCCGATGTCACGTCGCGAAATCATTGGCGCTCCCCGCGTTTGCGCTGGTGTCCGTTCCGAGGTTCGTCGAGCCGCCGCCTGTTCCGACGTTCAGCGCCAGCGTCGGCTCGTCGAGTCCAGGCAGCGGTTGGAGGTCGAGCCGCGCGCGCGCCTCGTTGCGCGTAAGGAATCCGGCCTCGACTCCGGTGCGGAGCGCGGCCATCTGCTCGGCCATGCCGGGGCGCACGATGCTGTCGATGTCGAAGGACATCGTGCCGAACGGCGCGAGCTTGTGGAGGATCTCGGCGCGGACCGTCTCCATCCACTGCGTCAGGCAAGAGTCGACGTACATGCGCGACAGCCATTCCATCGTGCCGTAGGTGTTCCCGGCGCTCTCCGAGAGGTACGACACCGGGATGCCGTAGATTCGCGACACGTCGGCGATGCTGAAGCGCCGGGCCTCGGCGAGTCCGGTGTCGTCGAGGGTGCTCGAGATGCGCTCGACCTTCATGCCCTCGGCGAGCACCACCGGGCGTCCGGCGTTCTCGCTGCCGGAGTGCCGGGCCTCGTAGTCGGCCATGATGCGCTGGCGCGCCTCGAGCGAGAGCGGACCCGGATGGACGAGCGCGATCTTCGGGTTGCCGCCGTTGCTGTAGGCGTTCAGAGCCATGCGCTCCTGCGAAGCGAGCAACGAGACGGCCGTGTTGCAGAGACGGACGGGGCTGTCGCCCCAGAGTCCCGTCGTGCCCGGCGCGCGGAAGTGCAGCACTTGCTCGAGCTCGAGCCGCCCGTACTGCGCGGATCTGTAGTACGGCCGGGGCTGTGTCGTGTCGAGCGACACGCTCTCGGCGTCGAGCGGGATCAGCTCGATCAGCTCGCCGCCCACCGTGCGGTTGATGAGCGCGAACGAATTGCCGAAGAGGAGCGA